CAAAAAAATCCGTTTCCTAACAGAGAAACTGCTTCAACTGCTGAAATAAGTATTTCTCCTTTTGTTGTAAAACAAAACAAAGGAAGTGGACCTCAAGGGCAAACAAGTAAAATGCAAATTAAAAAAGTAGCTTTCAAAGGCGTAAAATAGTATACTTCGCTACTTTAACAAAGGAGGTTCTATGAACTTACTAAAAGATCTATGGTCACATATTAAAGAGTGGTCAGAGTGGAAAATGAAGGACTGGATTAAGGCCGCTATTGTAGCGATCATTGTTATTTGGATTATTAGCTGGATGACAGGCGGAGCAGCTTAGTGCTTAATTTACTCGGTGGCTTACTTGGTGGTGGAAAAGGCGGAGCCTTAGCAACCATTTCAAAAGTTGTCGACGAACTTCATACGAGT